CGAGATTGATGTGAATACGATATACTTTGATGAGGCACATAATTCCGTCAAACGTAACTTTTTCCCTGCAACAGAGCACTTCTCTGCAAATGCAAATCGTTGCTACTTTATGACTGCGACTCCAAAACATTCTCTTACGGTATCCAAACCAGGAATGAATCTTCCTGAGGTTTATGGTAATGTCATCTGTCAAGTTCCTGCTCCTGAATTGGTGAATCAAGGTTACATATTGCCCCCCAAAGTTGTCATCAAGCAACTTGCGATGGTGCAAGACAAGCAGATGATATATGAGAGAGATGCCGATAATCTGCTGGAAACCATTGATGACCAGAGCGTCAAAAAGGTTCTGATTTGTGCTCGCAGCACCAAGCAAATCGTTGGGTTGATATCACAATCTCCTTTCTGTTCTGAACTACAGAAACGTGGATATTCTTGGATGATGATTACATCCAAGACTGGTGCGGTGATTGATGGTAAGAAGGTGGATCGTGAGAAGTTCTTTGATACTCTCAATGCCTGGGGCAAAGATAGTAGCAAGAAGTTTGTTGTGATACACCATAGCATCCTATCTGAAGGCATCAACGTATCTGGACTGGAGGCAGTGTTGTTTATGCGGAATATGGACTACATTGGCATTTCGCAAACTATTGGACGTGTGATTCGTTTGGGTGACTCATCCAAGAAGTTTGGTCTGGTTGTTGTTCCTGTGTATGATAAAGTTGGTATCTCAACTTCACGATCCATTCAGGCAGTTGTTGATACAATCTTCAATAAGGGAGAACCAGCAATATCGGTGGTTCGCAGGTGAGTCTCACTGAGAACCCAGTTCACCACTCAAGCAAAAACGTGATTTTTTGACGATTCTACCCTGAGGGTATGAAAGGTCATTCATCACAAACGAAAACACCGATTTTTTTGAAAGTATAACGCAGGGGCTTGACATCCCCACCCAAAGTTGTTAAACTAACCCTTGTAGTTGCTTTTAGCACAAACAACAATGACTATTATTCCTATTGACCTGAAAGGCATTTCGCCTAAACTTCGCGCTGAGATTGAATCCAAACTTCCCGAACCATTGAAAGTTCCTGGGTGGAAGTTTAATGGATACCAATGGCGTTTGCTATCACAGATTAACACTAAAGATTCTGAAGGAAACACTGACAATAGTGTTAGGATCTCTGGTACTGGTGACAATGAAACCCTAGAGAGCTCTCTCCGTAAGGGTATCAATGTAAGCAGACTTACTCCATCAATTTATCCTAATGATAACTTGATGAATGGATTTAACCGAGTCAAGAATCTGCTTGCTATTGGATACAAAGAGTGGATCTTTGCAGAGTATGTTGAAGATGAATCTACTCGCAGTGAGTTTCAAGAATCCTTTGAAGAATGTCTGGATGACTTTCGTGCTGCTGCAAATGCAGGTGATGGGCAGAAAGTAATCAGTGATAAAGAGGTAGAAGAACTTGGTCGTAAGAGATTCCAGAATCGTGAAGATCAAAGCAAACAGACTATCTCAAAGTGGATTCGTACTCTTGATCTTAACTGGAGCGGTCAAAAGATTGATGGTGTTGCTAATAAAATCTGTAAGGATTTCACCAGAAAAGGTGTGATTGAATCTTACAATCGTGATGAAGCGCAACAATTTCTAAACGATAATGGTATTGGTGCAGATCTTCTCAATACCAAAGATTCTACTCGCGTTGCACGTCTTTATCCTCAAATCATGAAGAACTTTGTTAAAAATGGTGTAACTATGGATCTTGCACTATTTGATAGTGATGCTTGTTCTCATGAAGAACTTGATAAACGTCAAAAGGAAACTATTGATGAACTCAAGGAAATGGATGAGTTGGTTATGCAATATGCAGTCAAACGTATGAGTATGATTGGTATTCATCCTTGGAATGTTCTTGGAGCTATCTCCCAAAAGATTGGAGTTAAGGAAAAAGAATTAGAAAATGGTTTGGTTGTTGTAGAATGAAAGAAGGATTTACAATGTTCAAGGATACATATGCTGCTGTACCTTATGCAAACAAAGGATACATTATCATTCACAATGGACAACAACTTGAAAAGGTTTGTAGAACTGAAAGTTCGGCACGAAATTATATCAGTAACCACAAAAAAGATAAGAGTCTTGCAGAGATTGCTCTATAAGAACTCCTGGGGCCTTCAAAGTGTCCCTATAGTATGAAGAACACACACCTAGAACATCCTGAAGATGAGATTCTCACAGGTGACCTATCTGTGCTGAATTGGTTTACTGCAAAATCAAAGATTACCGTCAAAATTGATGGTGCTCCCGCAATAGTTTTTGGTACAAATCCAGAGAACGGTAAGTTCTTCGTGGGCACCAAAAGTGTATTCAATAAAGTCAAAATTAAAATCAATTATTCCGTAGAAGATATTCTTCGTAATCACGGCAATAATGTTCGTGTCTCAGAGATTCTGATTGCTTGTTTTCACAATCTACCACGTATCTCTGGTATTATTCAGGGAGACTTTATTGGTTATGGTGGTTCCGACACATATTGCCCGAATACTATCACCTATAAGTTTCCAAAAGTAATCACTCAACCGATTATCTTTGCCCCTCATACAACCTATTCTGGGAGCAATCTTCGTGATTGTAGTGCATCCTTCGGTGCGAAAGTTCCTGCCTGTTCTACAGTCTTATGGGTGCGTCCTAGAGTGTCTTTACTTGAGGATCGTGAAGATATTCTTGACTTCTGTAACTTTGCCCGACAGATGAGCACTTTGTGCGAATTTGTGTCCGAGAAAGAAGCAGTCAAAATTAAAAAAGAGATCAACCTTTGTATTCGTGAGAATCGCAAAGTATGTGAGTATGAGATTGCCGAGAAGTGTAATTGCGACAAGAACCTGATTCGATTGTGGAAACTTGTGGAATCTATTAAGATGGATTTATTCTTCTACATTTGTGCCGATAAAAGTATTTCTTGTGAGATTAATGGTCGCAGCAGTGAGCACGAAGGATATGTGATTGTTAACAAATATGGTTCATACAAAGTTGTGAATCGCACAGAGTTTAGCAGACTCAACTTCACTCTGGAGAAAAACTGGAGTTAGTTATTTCTGGGGCCTTCAAAGTGTCTCTATAGTAGATACCAGCATCAAATGACTCCCGAACAAAAGTTTCAACAACTGTTTGAGCAAATGTATCAACTTTGTGAGGAACAAGGTTGGGGAGATCCTTTCAGTTATGCTCGCTCCCGTGAGATTCACCTTGCTGGTATTCTTGGACATAAAGTAGCAGAAACCTATTCAGGTGCTGATGCGATTGATCAAGATGGTGAGTGTGAGTATAAATCAACGATTGCCAATTCTATCAACGGGACTTATAATGGTATCAGTGTTCAAGATACTTGGGAAGATCAGGAAAAATACTTGATTGATGAGAAACTTGGCAAGTATTCCAATCACTATATTGCCCGATATAGTGGCGGTAAAGTTGTAGAAGTTTGGAAACTTTCTGGTGATGATATCCTTATGGTTCTGCTTCCTAAACTCAAGAAAGACTGGAATCGTAAGATTCAAGGTAAGCACAAAGATCCCCGTCTCTCTGGAAATATAACTAAGAAAGAAATCTATCAATACGGAACTCAAATTATATGACGATTGACAGTGGCAAACTAATGTATTCGGAAGGTAACAACGATGAATGTTATACTCCCGCATACGGTGTTACTCCCATTCTGAAATACATTCCCAAAGATGCAAAAGTCTGGTGTCCATTTGATACTGCCGAGAGTGAGTTTGTTAGGCAAATTTCAAAGCAGAATAGTGTAGTTCATTCGCATATAAGTCTGGGGCAAGATTTCTTCACTTATGAACCATTTCATTGGGATGTAATGGTATCAAACCCCCCATTTACTAACAAGAGAAAGTATTTTGAACGTGCATTAGCATTTGGCAAACCATTTGCCCTGATTATGACTAACACTTGGTTGAATGATAGTGCTCCAAAACAGTTATTCAAGGACAAGGATTTGCAACTGCTAATGTTTGATAAGCGTATGAAGTTTATCAGTCCTGATGGTAGACCAAACGACAAGATTACATTCAGTAGTAGTTACTATTGTTGGAACTTTCTGCCCAAACAAATTATAATGGAAGAGTTGCAAGTGAATGAGTCAAAGGCAAAACTTCCTGTTGATTGAAATTCCTGGGGCCTTCAAAGTGTCCCTATAGTATGAGCACCAAACCAACTCTTATCTCTCATGACCTCTGCTTTTCTCACCAAAGATTTCAGTGATTTCTGTGCTCAACGAGATGCACAGAATACTTTGCAACTCAACGTTGT